GTATTATAGAACCGCACACGTGTCATGCAGTTTTAAGTATATCATAGATTTTATCTATACAACTAATTTTCCAATTCTAAGTCTGGGCGTGGGAGTAATGTATGTTTGCAATTACCATTCCACAGTACTTGACCGTTTCGTCTAGTTAGAAGCGTGTGATATTTTTTCAGCTCCACACAGTAGACTTTACCATTATGGTCAACAATTTCACTCGTAGCATTTTGCATTGATAGGAATTGATGTGAACATTCTCTGATAGACCATTGATTGTGATTTGTTGTGTATGTACCATTTTTGTGCGTAACTTCCTTACCCTTATTTTTGGCTAAATTATAAGACGGTCTTTTACCTACTTTAATAATAAGCTCACCGATATCGTCTGCCATTTTTTTTGAAGAGGTGGAATAGATTTTTTCTGTGCTTTCGAAGTTATAGTCATTGTTACGATTGCGAGTATAACCATCGCCGATCAAATAAGCGTCTAAAAATTTTCTAATTAAATGAGGCTTGGCTTGTTTGATGTTATCAGGCACAAACTTTTCGTGACTTTTGCCTTACCTTACTAGCTCTTTACCTAATTCTTTATCGTAAAATCTAATACTATTATCATCTACACAGAGATTCTTATCGGTAAATGCCTCAACTGCCTCCAGTGCCATTGCAAACTTTTCAGGATTTTTTTCTTTAGACTGGGTTATACCAATAATATAACTATCTTTAACCTTACTTACATAACCTTCCGATAAGTACCAACCCATAAACTCTGCCTCTTCTTCGCTAATAGTTTCTTCTCCCACCCACTTAGAGCTAGCATAAAAAGTACCAGACTTTTTACCTACCAAGTCCTCAGCCTTTACAAACGTAAAAGCTCCATCGTTTTTATGCTTCCAGTCTGTTTTATAAAAGACATCATGACCGGGAGTAACCAGCATATTCATATACTTATTTTTAATACTGACCATTTTATCGGCCGTTGCTTCAATGGTGTTTTTAATTTCTACCATTTCTAAATCCAAAGTATCCGGATTAAGTGATAACGCCGTATCTTCTGTATCGACGTCTTTTATATACTGCCAACCCTTATCCGTATATATTTCAGTCTCCTTATCAAAACAATTAGGATGAAAAGGAGGAGGTTGATTTAGAAAAGGGTATTTACCACTAGCTGTTAATGAATAAACTTCACCCTCTTCTGGAGCGCATAGTGAATCAGTTGCGCCGTGACTAGACACTTCAACCGTAGTTACACCATAATCGAGATACCTATTCATTTGAGCTTCATTGTTGGATTTTATAACGTGCGTCCGTGTCAGCATTTCGCTGTAGCTTTCTAAACTCCACTTACTGCCACCCCTGTCTACAAGTGCAGTAAATCCCTGATTGCTTAGACTGGCTTTTACATTATCGGCAATTTTAGGTATAGAGCTTCCTAATTCTCTACCTTCCGCAATACCCACCCGTATCTGTTGCCGGACGGCGTCATTTAATCGTTGCTCGGCGTTTTTTACTACACCGTTTATACCATTACCGAAGTCAAGATAAGCGTCTCGCATTAACTGATTAACTGCTTGTTTGTGTTGACCAAACTCCGGTACAGCCTCAAGAGTTTTGAAGTCCATAAGGTTTGCTCTCGTACTAAAACCCATTCCGGCAAGTTGTGCGTCCGCAGTATTGAAGCCGGCGATATAGCTCTTACCCATGCCTTCTTTTGTCCATTCCCGGATTGCGGCGTCTGCACCGGTGGCGTTATTTCTAACTATCCTCATGGCTTGTGCCTTTTTGGCGTCGGTAATTTTATCATCTAGGATATCCAGTACTGCATTACGTACCTCCGACGATAAGGTGGACATGATTGCCTGAACCTTATCAATCCCTGCTTCTTTAATTAGTTTTATTAGCCGTTGCTCGTCATCCATAGCTTAAAAAATTATGAACGGTAGCCGGATAGCTGTCAGTAGTATGAATAGGCTTACGGATACGAATAAAACTACAATAGCGATAGCCTTGCCAACCGTTTCCCAGTCAACGTCATTCGCCATTTCCTCTATCACCTTAGCGTTATCTTGAATATCGCCCTCAATCTTATCAGCCTTATTTACTTTTTTCTTGAATTTGTTAGTGCGTATTTCTTTAGCCATTATTTATTGTTTGGGTTAGGCACCAGCTCAAACTCTTTGGGTAATATCTGTATATCGACAGGGTCTCCTTCGCTGTCTGCTACACGTATCCACTCTATATCTCCTTCAAAGTACGCAATATCAGCTACTGGGTAGAGTAAATCTTTAGGGTCATCAATCTTTAGCTCATCTCGTATTTCTGTAGCTAGTTTTGTATATGGTTGTTTGTTGTATGTCATGATGTGTTTAGAATTGTGGTGGGTTATTAGTATCACTAACTCCGGCAATCCTGTTTTCATCCTTAATTCTATTCACCTCATCCTCCGCTTCCCCCTCTGTCATGTTTTCAATTCGCATAATTGCGGATACCTTGCTAGAAAGCCCTGCACCTACCTTTGTGCTTTCTTTTTTTACCAGCTCGGTATCATTTGTGGGTAGGATTGAGCTGAAATTCATTCTAACGTCTCCTTTGAAGTCTTCTCCTTTAAGGGCAAAGCCAGCCTTAACAATCCTATCAACACCGTCCGCAATATTTTGTCGCTTTGTGCGAGCCTTCCTGTCGGCATCCCAATGCTTTACTTTCATTCCGTAAACGGTGTCAGGCATAGCACCGTCTTTTACCAGTTGAAACATTGGTACTCCAGTTGAGTCCGAGATAACTTTTATCTGCAACATCATATACTCTCTAGCTTCGGGGATAAGAGGATTATCATTGAGAATATACTTAGGATACTTAGAGTCATCTTTCATAAACAATGTATCCCAGCTTTTTTCATTCCCGTCATCATCTCTGATACCCGGTACGTCTGGCACGGCAATTCGAGCGTCTAGATTCTTAAGCAGTTGCGTTGCAATGTGTGTAGAGCGTTCGTTTATCTCTGCTAGCTGTGGAGTAATGTCATCAAAGTCAGATTTAGGATAGTCATGATTATTAGGCGATTGATTATTTATCTGTACGATTGGAATAATATTAGTGCCAAGGTTTTCCTGTTCCTCAAATATTCTACCAAAGTATTTATTTGCTATATCAAGTCCTGCCATCTTTTCTTTAACCGTACCGTCACCTTTAGCGCTAAATAGTTCTCGGTCAATATAAACAATACCGCCATCCGAATACTGATAATGTCGGGTTAGCATATACATTTCATCCTCAACCTTAAAGTAGGTTACTAAAATGATTGAGCCGTCTGGCTGTGGTAGGTACTGGTCGTTTGAGATTACCTGAAACCTTATGTTATTTTCCTCGATGTAGGTACTTAACACGGTATAACCGTAGGTGCTTTGTCTCGTACCTAAGTTCTGCACTTCACTTTCAAAGTTGTTTGCTTTTATAACTTCATCTAAGCGCTCTTGCCCACTTTCTTCGGTTGCAATGAATTGTAGTTTCTCTGGGTCGCCTTGAATATAATCACCGTAGAAGTCCGCAATCCGAGCCGGAAAAGGGAAAGGTATGTAGGGGATATCGCCTTCATTTTTGAATTGACTGCTTATCTTACTATGTAGACCAAGCACGTCCTGCTGTTGACCATCGTATAATTTACCGAGATTTCTCACTCTTTGAATTTGTGCTAGTTCGTTTATGTTGGGAAAGTCGTTTTTATCTAGAGCCATATTTTTTATATGTTAAATGATTTCTTGTCGGCATTACTCTTTTCTTTTGCTGGAGCGAGTTCCTGTGTTTTTTGAGCGATTTCGCTTATGCGGTTTTGCTCGGTTTTCTCTTCCTTCTCTTTCTGCCGTTCTGCGTCTTTATTCAATCGTTCCTGTGTTACCCCTTTTTTTACTCGGCAAACGGCGCAAACAGGATGTGAGGTGTCTTTACGACGACGTTGTGCTTCATCACTCTCTAGCTCATCCTTGATAGGGCGTCCACAGTTACGGCAGTTCTCACTCGGTGCATAGATTCCGTTTTTACTCTTCTGAAAGTTTTTCATAGATATCGTCTGAAATAGTTTCGGTGGCTTGAATTATTGGCATTCTTAAGTCTACATTTTCATTTCCTTTTTTCGGCAAGACTACCCGGCGTCCTATTTCCTTTGTCAGCAAATACTCTTTAATATTCTTTTCTAGAATACTCGATAAAGAAGCCGACATGCTTTTCTGTATCTCTGGTAAAAAATGCCCCTGCATTTCCTCCCAAACAATGTTTCTTATATCGTCTCTGTCCATAGTATCATATCTTATCAATCTTACCGCCAATACCCCCTTGCGTGTCTTTCATGTCGATAATTAGCATGATTGCATAAACCAAAGCGTCTACCATGTCGTCATGCTCTTCGATTCCGAAGTCTAGTAATTGCTCTACTAGAGCGCGGCAGTCTGGATGATCGGCAAACATAACCTTACCGTTCTGAATCAATGGCGCTACAGATTGAAGCCTTGCCCGCTTATCACGTACCGGATTTATTGATTGTACCGGTATGCCCTCGTCCTCTAGTGATTGCACAGAATACATTTGCGCTTGTACGGATTCCACACCTAGCTTAGCGCCTTTAGGTAGGGAGAAGAATAAGTTTTTAATTATGTTCTGTATTACGTTGAAGCGCATGTGACGATTTATAACATTCGGCAGTATCCATATTTTATTTTCACCCATATACTCTACAAGATAAGCCGAGACCATTGCTGTGTAGTCTGCCGATTCCTTCTCGCTACTGGCAAGGTCTACCGCCATCGCCGCTCGCAACGGTTCATATAGCATTTGCATTCCGTTCATCTTTTCCAGTAAGTCAGGCTTGTAGTAACGAAGATCTCCTTCCTTGATAATTCTATCCTCCTCGGCAATAATCTTTAGCAGATACTCTCGGCTCCATGTCGTATGATTATTTATTTTAGATTTCTGTTTATCGATTGCTTCTTGGTCTGGATATTTACCTTTCCACATTATTTCCCCATCATCATCCATAATAGGAAAATCAATACACTCATACGTTTCTCGCTGTTTAAGTCGAGCCAATAAGCTGTCTTTATGCAAAAGGTTACCGATTACAATCATTTTGCTACCGGTCTCCTCCTGTGCTGGCACAACCTCACCGTTAAACCAAGCCTCAGTTTTATCCCTGTTCGTCTTTTTCTTTACCCATTCACTGTCTTCTGGGTCATCTAGAATTATTACCTGTGGTCGGAAATGCCGATACTTCAAACCTCGAATCCTTTGCCCTCGTGATTTACCCATAATCATCATCGGAAACTTTACGTTGCCGTGGACGTCTGTAGTTAGAAACTCAAGCTGTTCGGTATTCCACGTACTCTTACGCTTTTTACCGACAGCAAGGTGAGGAAAGTCGTTACGTAGTAGGTTGTTCTCTTCACATTCTGATGCAATAGTGTCTAGGTTTAGCTGTACCTGTGAAGTCGTTTCGTTAATAAGCACCATGAAGTTATGTAGATTCGTCGGGACACACCTTAACGGAAAAGCATTTGAGACGTATGTGGTCTTACCGCAACCTCGATAGCCAACAATCATAAACTCTTCAACTGATTCATTCTCAAGCGCTTTAATTATTTTCTTATGCATCTTAGCTGGGGGTAGCGAGAAGTGGTGTGCCATGTAGATAACACAAAAAGCCGCCATACTGCTATTAGC